AGATCTTCAGTAATATGGGATGATTGTACAATAGCTTGCTGTGAAGTTGCTTTACCTTCATAACTACCTACTTGTCCTTGTCTTTGTCTGTTTACTCCAGATAGTTTTTCCCATTCTTGCATTATAGACTCTAATAAGGTAATGTATTGTTCTATTGTTTTAATAGACATGTCCATAACAGATTGATGTTGTGGATTTAATTGCATACCTTCTTTATTATAGTCAACCCATGCAATACCTGATCCTTCCACATAATACATAAATTTATCCATGTCCCATTTCTTAGGGATCATGTTAATGTCAAACGAAGCTACAATATCTTTACTTTTTGCTATAGCAAGTTCTAATCTATACTTGTATATATTATAGTTTAATTGGTAGGGTATACCTAACTTTACTAAGGAGATATTTTTGGAGTTTAAATTAGAGTATCTTATTCCATTAACTGGAAGTTTGCATACAGAAGGATTATCTATAGAATTTCTTTGGTTAACTATAGGGTGTATCTTAATATAAACTCTTCCGTCTATTCTTGTACCTTCCCAGACTTCATTTACCCACTTCCACTCTAGTTTAGCTCCTGATTCTTTCATTTGTAAAGGCATTTTAAATCCATCCTCTACTATTTGTTCTTCCATTGCTCCTGACTCTTGATCTATATAAGTTAAAAATCCAATACGTTTCCTAGATTTCCAATATACTTGAGCTACTTCTATTAATCTATTCCTATATGCATTTGCATCTTTATTCATAGAATTAGTATATAAAAAATAAGAATCTGATTCTGAATGTCTAGGTTCTTCTAATTCTAATATTTGTTGTTCTGATAAATAATCATAGTAAGTGTCAATTACACTAGATGCGTGTACATATTTTCTAACTAATGCCCAGTCACCATCTTCTACGAAATCTAAGTCTGGATCTAGATCAAAGTCTACATCTATAGGATTTAATACATCATAAAAAGGTTCGTTATTTACAACACCTCTATGAGTATAAACTTCTCCTGCTATTAAAAAATGTGACCAAGCTTTTTGAAATTTATCATGAATTTCTTGACTGTGCATTATATAATTTACAGCTTGCTGTCCTTTTATAGCTCGGTTATCTACATAACTAGCTTCAAATTGATCTGATATTTGTTGAGGTAATTCTACTTCTTGTTCATCACCTTTAAAGTTTCCATTTTTAATTAATTCGTTTGAAAATTGTTTTTGAAAATTTTGATATATCACATCTATTTTTGCTTGCTCCTTCATAGAGACAGCATCAGCATTTTGTACTGTAACGGTGAAATTGAGAGGCCTTTTTGATTTCTCACCTAACAAAAGATCAACGATAGGTTTAATAATGGGATAGTTACGTAATTGAGAAGGGAAATTACTACGTGATTTACCGTAAGGTTTTAAAACATAGTTGTAATCAGTCTCATCAATAACACCGTTATAGTATTCATATAATGCTTGGAGATCATCTTTTCTACTATTTCCAGAACTACGCCCAGAATTAGAAAGATCTATGTATGCTTCTACACAATCTTCTCTCCATTGTTTAGTTTTTTTAGAAAGAGGCAGTTTTTGCCTCGGTATTTTATCATATCCCATAATGTACAAATTTAGTTAAAATTAGTAACGGTATTACATTAATAATAATTATTAGTTCTTTTTTATAAATATAACACTAGTAATAGTTTCTTTCAAACCATTTATCAGCAGATCTATCTTCTAATACATCTTTAACTTCAGCATTATATAATTCTCTAGTGTGATACATACCAATCATAAACGCCATTACCCGGTCAAAGTTACCATGATGATTAAATTTAATTAACTCAGTTAACAATGCTGGATCATATATTTTATGCAAATTTAATAATTGCTTTCCATCTTCGTCTGTTCTTCTTACAGTATTTAGCCAATCTCTTATATATATCTCACCTTGACGTTTTCTTGCTTCAGTCATATGCATACCAAATTGACGCTTTACAGTTTTACTCCTTAATTCTTTTTTATCTAACATCTCAAACTCTTCTTGAAGTTTGTGTAATTTTCTATATCTTTTAGCATAAGCAATTACTTCACCACGGTCATTCTCAAATCCTATCTTACATCCATAATAATCAGCTAATAAAAATAAATTTCTATTATAATCATCCTGTGTTTTTGGTCTACCTACATATGATGCTACAATAAGATCATCTGGTTGAGATATATTGTTAGGTCTTTTAAGTACATATGCTGCTCCTAAAGATGAAGAGTCCGCAGATTGATTTTGACCATAAGGGTCATGACATATTACATACATGTTTAATGGTACTTGTTGCTTTTGATTTTTATATGGAGATTCATATATAACTACAGCACCTGTTGTATCGTCATCTTTCCTATGTGGAAATTTTAACACTTGCTTTAAATCTCCATCCATTCTAAACTTAACATTACTATTACTGTCATAATAAAGTTTACCTACAGTACCTATAGCATGTAGATTATTAGCTTTTACATTATTATATTGTTCTTGCAGTGATGCTATATCAAATAAATTAGCAGTAACTTGTAATGTAGCTTCTTGAGGAGAAAAAGGGTGCTCAGCTATATATTGGTCTAAAGATTTAGCGTCTGCTGCACCTTTTTTCTTTTCCCTCATTTCTGTCTCATATACTATAGCTTTATTTTTTAAAGAATTACCTTGATCATCTATAAATCCATCTAGATTTTTTTGTATTGGTATAAAGTAACCACAAACACTACCCATAGCCCCTTCATCCCATATATTTTCATACCCCATACAATCATATGCTTCTGGGTTATAAAATATTTCTTCCATTGCTTCAAAATTAGCGCCTTCTGTACCACCTGTACCAAATGCTACCATAAGACCTAATGTTTTAGCCCCTTGTCTCATTGTTGGCATTGTTACTTCCCATGCTTTAAGGAGTCCAGGGAATGATCCAGCTTCCTCAAAGAAAACTAGCTCACCCGCCTTTCCCCTTACTTTATCTGGATTATCTTTTAAGGATACCCCCATAATTTGGGACTTCATCCCCATTTCAATTTCTAATCCATTTACTTTTTTCTTATACCCAGACATCTTATGCATTTCACGATCTCTTAATCTTGGTTGTGCCCACGCTGTGTTATCATCTATAAAAGATAAGAATTCCCACGCTTTAGATAAGAGTCCATCTCCAATAAGGTATTCTTTTTGTGCCGCAAATACAAAGTTTTTAGAATTTTTTACAAAGAAATAATTACGTGCAAGCATTGATCCTGCTTTATAAGAGTATCCTTTTCTCCTTGCTTTAAGAACAATCATATGTTTATTATCTGCCCTAGCTTTTTCTATCTCGTTAAAGTATTCCCAATCTCCGTCATAAAAACTTGGAAAACTACGCTCACGTCTAGATTGTATTGTACCATCTGGTAATTCTTCATCTATAGCTCTATCAATAGGACAATAGTTTAAATAGAAATAATGAAATCCAGTTACACGTATATCTCCATCTGCATAACCATACATACAGCGATTGCGCTCCTCATCCCAATGATCATAATAATCCTTTGTTCCAGGAAGCGCATCAGTAAACCTACCTTTCTTAAGGAAAGTTATTGCAGCTTGTCTAACTCTATCGGTATCTTTAAGCATTTATTTTTTATTTTAACTAATTCAGCACATTTCTCATATTCTTCTGTACTTGTGAAATATTCTATAACAACATCTATTACATCTTCAGTTCTTCCGTCTTCATGTAAAGGGTCAAACGGTAAAGGTAAACTATCTATTCTACCTTCTTCTAAATCATAATAAATATCATCTAAAGTCTTTCTTTTAGTTATAATAAAATATGCGTTTCTCATTGCCCGATTATAGAGTTCCATATCTTCTAAAAAATCCATTACATACTATATTTATTTACTTCAATTCCACCTCTATTTGTATTAGCGGCTTGTTCTTCTTTTCTAACTATTTCTTCTAATCTTGTTAGACCATCTACTACTTTACCCATATTTGATAAGTTAGCTATTAAATCTTTTGCATGAAATATAGGTTTACCATGATCATCCATTAAATGTAAATCTATATCTCTAAAGTATTTCTCTAATTTAACTATTGATGTCCTAGCAGCTTTTAGTAATCTTACGGCTGACGTTTCAATTAGTTTATCATACTTATCACAAGCACTTAAAACTTTTGAAGAAGGTTTCCATTTTTTATTATCTTTAAAAATACTTTCTTTAACTTCTTTAATACGTTGATCCCATTCATATACAGAAAAAGGAGACTTATGGTCTACCATAAAGTATACAAAAGCTAATTCAGGAGTAGATAATTCTTTAAACTCTGAAATAGTTAAGGCATATGCACTTGGAACAGCATTACCATCGTTTATATATAATAATTCACTATGCATTTTGTTTTATTTTTTCTGAAAACATATCATAAGGATTTGTTTTTCCCCCATATATGTTTTTAATATTATATTTCTGATATTTATCAAAAGGATCTGGTAAAAATACTTTAGCTGTTAATTCATAATCGTCTCCATATAATTCTCGTAGCATAGCAATTCTATGATTACCATCTATTAAATGTAAATGTTTTTGATTACCACAATATGTAAATTGAATATGAATTTTTCTTTTTAATCCATTATCTACTAGATCTTGTTTTAATCTTTCCCATCTATAAGACTTTCTTCCAGACATAACTTTTCTAGTAATAGTTTTGTACTCTTCTAGTTGATTTATTTTTATTTTTGCTTCCATCCAATATATATAGGGTTCTAAAACTACATAACCCCCAAGTTTAAATATAAGTTTAGCTAAAAATTTAATTATCCGTACTTTAAATTTAAAAATGCCTATATTATTCATTTTCTTTTTTATTCTTATTTAAATACTTTACTCTTTTTGGATTTACAGAGAACTTACCAAAATATGGTAATCTTACAGCTTCTAATTTTCCTTCTTTCATTACTTTTTCTAAATATTTAAATTGATGTCCTATTATTCTTTCTACCTTACTCAAAGATAGATTATATTTATTAGCTAGATAATAAATTATTAACTTTTTATTTCTTATCATTCTTTGGCCACTTATTTTTAGGGCAATCTGTTGTAGACCACTTAGCTTTGTGCTCTAATAAACATCCACATGCATTACATCTCATTGATTCTTTTTTTAAAAAATCACAAGTGCTACATACATCCAATCTAGCTGCGTACTGTTCAGGAGTTACATTAGGGGCTCCTTCTTTTATCCATTTCCCTAAGTCTTTAGTGAAAGATTTTACCATCCGGAAGATACTCGGTGGTGTCTGATTTTGGTTCTCCATAATTATCTATTTTTATTGTTATTAACCTTCCGTGAGTATCTTGTATAATTAAGATCTCATATTCCTCTATAGAGAAGTAGCTTATTACTAATTCACTAAAAAACATTACTTACTAATTGTTATTTCTACTACATTTGTATCTGGATTTAAAAAAGGATTAAGTTTATAGGACCCCTGCTTTAATATCATAGCTCCTTTATCTTTAAATTTTTTAATATAATTATTTAAAGTATTATAATCTTTAATTTCTAGCATCTCAGCTACAGATTTTTTATTAGATACACTACACATATTTATTTCTTTTGTATTTATATTAATATCTATAAATGCTGACAATATAGACAACTCTTTATCTGTTAAATTAAATATACCGTTCCATAGTTGTATATATTTATATGTAGTATCTATACTAACTGTTATTTTTCTTTTTTTCATAATTTTCTTCCAATATTTGTAGTAAAGCTTTGTCTCCGTACATAGTTCGTGCAGATTTAAACTTTACATATTCTTCAGGTTTGAATATCATTTTAACTTCTGTAACAATCCCATCACTATCTTGACGTATTGTCCAACGTCTTCCTCTTACTGTTTTATTATTCCTAAGTGTTGATCTTAAACTCATATTATTGTTTTTTTACCGGTTATTAAACATAAATGTTTATTTTTAGTTGTAAATATTCTACGTTTACAGTCTTCATTGTGAAAACCTAGGTAATGTAGAAATTTATATTTCCTTAATATCCTCTTTATCATTTTTTAATTCTATTTTAACATAAGATCCTTCTATAAGTATACGTGAAGTTTTAGATTGCTTGTTAAACTCATCTACATATTTCTCAATATTCTCCCTAGTACAAAGAAAGGAAAGAAACACTTGCATTTCTTTAGCTGCCTGTGTAAGCTTTTCTTCTTTAGTTTTAAAATGAATAGCTTGATCTATAAATGTGTGGTAATCTTCAAGAGATATACTTACAGATCCTTTTACCACTTACCTATAATTTGATGTTCTGAAACAATTAGGTAGAATTTATCCTCTATTTGTGTTCTTGCAGCTTCTGATCTAGGATCAACCATTACAGTATCACCTACTTTTGCAAAGTTACAATTAGGTCCTGCAGCTAATACTTCTAGAATGTTAGTTCTTTTAGCATTTTCCATTGCAGTTTTTTCATCTAAGATAATTCCTGAGTCTGTTTCTGTTACGATTGGGTCTGGCAATACCAGCCAGCTTGCACTTGGTTTAAATTTCATATCTATATAATTTTTAGTTCGGAGCAAAGATATAAAAATTTTGTTTATAATACCAAATGTTTTTACATATTTCTAAATTGGATATAGTTATCCCCCTTAGATTTCTTTTTCAAACGTAGATTTCATGCTAGCAGTGCTTCTCTTAATAAAGTAGAGACCAAAGGATACTAAAACTGATGTCAATTCACCGCACTTACCTGTGTGCTCATTGTATCCTAACTAGAACTTATACTCTTGTTCTTTTCCAACTACCGGAGAAAACTCTATCTCTATTTGAGACTACAATCCGATGTCTAATCCCGTTTTTGGTTACCAGGGGATGAATAATGTTGGACTGCAAAGATATAAAAACTTCTTTACAAAAAACAAAATGATAAAAAAATTTTTTTTTGGGGAGATCTGTGAACGTGTGAACCTCCTATGTTAGACACCCCGGCTAGTGTTGGGGGTTTAGGGTACCCCCCACAAATAATATTAATTATCCTAATCAAATACATTTAATTATGGAA